GCCTGTAAACATATCATTATCCTATATAATTTCAGAATTACCTGAAGATCTGGGTAAAGAAATCGAAATAGTGAAGGATGATTTGAAAATAATTCTTGACATTCCAAAAACCTTTGATACTCTTGTACAAGAAGAAACAATACCAATATACTCATTAATACAACAAATTAATATATCCGGTATTTCTATTAAATTAATAGATTTGAGTGTACAGGAGAAAAGATCTATTATAGATTCTTTACCAGCTAAAGTGTACAATACAGTATTACAGGAAATATTGAATAATGAAGATAAAATTGTGGGATTCAATAATCCAGTATTATCTTTATTGAAATTTAATTTTTTGACAAATGAACCATGTTTCTTTTTAAAAGGTTTGTTTAATAACTTTAGTGAAGACTACTTTAGAGATGTTATATTTCATTTATCTAAAAGAATTGATAGTAATATACTAATGGATAGTACACCATTAGATATAGAATATTATATTGAAAAATATTCAGAAGAGGTTAGAACTCAAAGTGATGGGTTGACAATCTGAGTTTGTATGATTAAATACGAGGTATGGATGACAATGTTAAAAACTTTCTTGACAAAATTCAAGAGATTAAAGAGAAGAAAATCAAAGTCGAGGTTCTTTCTACAGGTAAGGAAATTGATAGCACACCCCTAAGTTTTAAGCAGCAAAAGGATTTGATTTCTACCATCGCTGACGGAACCATTGGAACTCTAAGATTTCAGAAAATTATCAATCAAATTATTTTTGATAATACTGGTGATAGTTTATTGAG